GAAGGGTGTGGCCGTATGGCCGAACCTCAACGCCCCGGACACGAAGTTCAAGCCCGAAGGCGAGTACACCGCACGACTGGCGTTCGATCCGAACCTGCCCGAAGTGCAGCAGCTCATCTCCACGCTGGAGAAGGTGCGCGACGAACTGTTCGAGGAGTTCAAGGCTGAGAAGCCGGCTCACAAGAAGTTCGAGGCCGCCCCGGTGTTCGCCGAGGAGCTGGACAAGGAAGGCGAAGAAACCGGCCGCATCACCATCAACTTCAAGATGAAGGCGAGCGGCGTCAGCAAGAAGAATAACAAGCCGTGGACTCGCAAGCCGACGATCTTCGACAGCAAGGGCAAAGAGATCAAGAACCCGCCGACCATCGGTGGCGGTTCCGTTCTCCGCGTTGCCTGTGAGCTGGGCGGCGGCGGCGTGCCGAGCGCGAAGAAGTTCTACCTGTCCCCGAAACTGGTTGGCGTGAAGCTGCTGGAACTGGTCAGCTTCGGCAGCGTGACCGCTGCGGGCTGTGGCTTCGGTGAAGACGAAGGTGGTTACGAGGCGGAAGACGCACCGGCACCGTCGTTCGACGACAACGACAACACGGGCGACGAGGACACCAGTGGCGGCAGCGGGGACTTCTAAGTTCCTGACACCGGGCATGAAGCCGGAAGCAGTGGTGGCGGGACATCTCGCCACCATTGTCATCCCACTCGAACCTCTACCCGCATCACGTCCCCGCGTAACCCGCTGGGGCACCTACATCGCCAAGCCGTACAAGCAGTGGATCGACGCTGCACTCGAAGTGATCCCCGAGGGAAACCTCTGGATCGACAAGCACCGACCCCTCCTCGTTGTGACCACGGCCGTCTGCACGAAGGCCCGCACGTCCAAGCTGTTCTTCCCCCGCATGGATGTCGATAACACCGCCAAGGCGGCACTCGACATCATCACGAAGATCGGCGGCTATTGGGCTGACGACAATCAGATCGTCCACCTGGTCACGACCAAGCGATTCGCCGCTCCAGGCGAAGCTGCATACACCTCCGTAAGCATTTACTCGTTGTGAAGATCAAAGCCCTCGACACCATCGAGCGCATCTTCGTCACCTGTTCCATGACCGCTCCCTCCGCCGACATCGGCGTTGCGGAGCTGGCCGGCGCACACCGCCGACAGGGTTACTCCGAGATCGCAGTTCATGCCGTCATTCGACGGGATGGCTGGGTCGAGAAGGGACGCGACGAAAGTGTGCGTGGTGCTGTAGCGCCCACCCATGCCTCCAGCTCATTTCAGGTCTGCCTCATCGGCGGCCTCACTGAGTTCTTGGAGACGAAGGGAACCTTCACGAGCGAACAGGTGAATGCGCTGAAGCGTCTCTCCGCCAACTACGGCGTGCCGCTCACGTTTGGTCACGAGGCTCCCCTCCTCGCTCTCAAAGAACTCCTCAAGGACTCCTGATGAAACTCCCGCAGCAATCCCGAACCGTGCTCGCTCACCTCCGCGCTGAGTCGCACATCACCTCCTGGCAAGCCGAGGGTGTGTACCGCATCCGCCGCTTGGCATCTCGCATCGACGAGATCGTTGCTGCGGGCTACGAAGTCATCAAGACCGAAGCGAAAGACGCCACTGGTCAGCGGTACATCCGCTACTCCCTCAGTGCGACGCAGAAGCGTTACGCCACACCCATCAACCCACCGCGCGCGAAGTCCGTGCGAGTGAGTCTCGCCGACGTGGAGAAGATTCTCCGCACGCACCAGGACGACATGTGCCTGTTCGACACCGAGATCGAAGCCATCCTCACGCTCCTCAAGGAAACTGCATGACCCAGGTTGCAACAACGATGCGCGCCGCGTTCGAGAAGGCCGCTCGCAATTCCAAGCCGTCCGTAGTTCAGGGCGAGATCAAGTCTGCACTGCGCCGCAAGGTCGGCCTCGTGACCCGCAAGACCATGTGGTCGATCCAGCGTGGAAACCGCTGAGTCCGAGCTGGTCTCGAAAGGCTCTTGCGAAGACTGCGGTTCCTCTGATGCGTGTGCCCTCTATTCCGATGGGCACACGCACTGCTTCTCCTGCGGCAAGACCCGCCAGGGCGACAGCACCCACACCCCACAACGGAGCAAGCGCATGTCCGCTGAGTTTCTGCACGGACAGTCCCAGGCTCTAACGAAGCGTGGGCTGTCAGAGGATACCTGTGCCAAGTTCGGCTACACAGTCGGAGAGCATCACGGGAAGCCAGTACAAATTGCCAACTACATGCGCGACGGCGAAGTGGTCGCGCAGAAGGTTCGCTACGCCGGCAAGGAGTTCAACGTCCGTGGCTCACTCAAAGGTGCCGGCCTGTACGGTCAGCATCTCTGGAGTCCCGGTCGCCGCATCGTCATCACTGAAGGCGAGATCGACTGCCTCAGCGTAAGTCAGGCGCAAGAGAACAAGTGGCCCGTCGTGTCCGTACCAAACGGCGCTCAAGGTGCGAAGAAGACCATCGCCCAAGAAGTTGAGTGGCTGGAGAAGTTCGAGGAGATCGTCCTCGTGTTCGACATGGACGAACCTGGTCAGGCTGCTGCGAAAGAGTGCGCGCTGCTGTTCACACCGGGCAAGTGCAAGATCGCGCACCTGTCGATGAAAGACCCAAACGAACTGCTGCTGGCCGGCAAGGCCCGCGAGATCATCACGGCCATCTGGAACGCTAAGGTGTTCCGCCCCGACGGCATCGTGACCTTCGGTGACATCAAGCAGAAGGCGTTAGCTGCCGTCACCCAGGGCCTCCCCTGGTTCCTCCCGTCGCTCACCGCCGCAACCTACGGGCGTCGCTACGGTGAGTCCTACTTCTTTGGCGCCGGCACGGGCGTGGGCAAGACCGACTGGTTCACCCAGGAGATCGTCCACACCGCGATTGACCTCAATGAGAAGTGCGGCCTGTTCTACCTGGAGCAACCACCCGTCGAGACCGGCAAGCGCGTCGCCGGCAAACTCGCTGGTCGCCGCTTCCATGTGCCCGACGGCTCGTGGACACAGGAGGAACTGACCGAGACGTTCGAGAAGGTCGAAGCCAGCGGCAACGTCTTCATGTACGACTCGTTTGGCAGTACCGAATGGTCGGTTGTCCTTGCCAAGATGAAGTACCTCGCGGCTGCTGAAGGCGTGAAGCACTTCTTCCTCGATCACCTTACGGCCCTCGCGGCTGCTGAGGAAGACGAGCGCAAGGCCCTGGAGAAGATCACAGCGGAGATTGCCTCGTTCGCGCAGGCATACAACGTGTGCATGTACGTCATCTCGCATCTGGCTACGCCCGAAGGCAAGCCGCATGAGGAAGGTGGCCGCGTGATGATCCGCCACTTCAAAGGCTCCCGCGCTATCGGCTTCTGGGCACACTTCATGTTCGGCTTGGAGCGTGACCAACAGGCAGAAGACATCGCGGTGCGACAGCACACGATCTTCCGCATCCTGAAGGATCGCTTCACCGGACAAGCCACGGGCAAGACCATCGGCCTCGGCTACGACGTGGAGACCGGACGACTATTCGAGCAGGAGCTTGAAGAAACCCCGATGTTCCCACCGGAGCCAGGGGAAGGCAGTCAAGACTTTTGACTGACCCCGTTGTAACGACTCACGAGTTCTACATCCCCATGGCCGCACCGGCACTCGCTGGTGCGTCTGCATGTTTCCCATACGCAGTACCCATGACCGCATCCGATGCAGCCCGTCGATTCCCCGAGGGCGGCAAGCGCGTGCGCGTAACCATCACCGTCGAGGAAATCACATGAAGCTCTACATCGAACTGCTGCTGGCCCGCCTGTTCCCGTTCACCGTCGATTCGATCACTGCCCGCTTCGAGAAGGACGTGCAGAACCTGGAGAAGCTAGCCCTGGATCATCGTGCCGCTGCCGAGTCGCACACCGAAATGGCGCACGACTTCCTGGACTTCGCTGACGCAGCACATGACGAAGCCGACCGCGCCACGCGCATCGCTGCCCGCGTCAAAGCCCTGATCGACTAAGCCCTCGATGCTCGTATTCGACATCGAGACAAACGGCCTCATCCCGGAACTGGATCGCATTCACTGCATTGCGATACGCGACATCAAGAAGGGAATCACCTACCGGGCCAACGATCACGGTTCGGAGATGAGCAACGAGGACGCTGTTCGCATGCTGATGGAGGCCACAGACATCTGTGGCCAGAACATCATCGGCTTCGACATCCCGGCGATCCAGAAGGTCTACCCGTGGTTCAAGCCGAAAGGCCGAGTGTGGGACACGCTCATCATGTCCCAGCTCATGTTCACCGATCTGTTCAACGATGACGTGAAACGTATCCGGCAGCACGAGAAGGACGCCGCTGCCGGCCGTCGCACTGCTGGCATCTTCCCGAAGAAGCTCATGGGCAAGCACTCGCTCGAAGCGTGGGGCTGGCGTATGGGCGTCTGGAAGGGCGACTACTCCGACATCATGAAAGCCCGTGGGCTAGACCCATGGGCGGAGTGGAGCCAGGAGATGGACGACTACTGCGTCCAGGATATCCGCGTCACCTGCAAGCTCTACGACAAGCTGATGGCTCAAGGCTTCAGTGAGGAGAGCATTCGGCTGGAGCACGACATCGCTCCGATCCTTCGTCGTCAGGAGAACTACGGCTTCCTGTTCAACAAGGCGAAGGGCCTGGAGTTGGAGGCCACGCTGATCGGCCTGCGCGCCGAGCTGGTCGAGAAGCTGCGTGCGGTGTTCCCGCCGTGGCAGGCGAAGGCCGGCATCATCATCCCGAAGCGTGCCAACAAGTCGAAAGGCTATGTGGTCGGTGTCCCCTTCCAGAAGTGGAAGACGGTCACCTTCAACCCTGGATCACGCGCCCACATCTGCGACCGCCTGAAGCATCTGTACGGATGGACTCCCACCGAGTTCACCGACGCCGGCACGCCGAAGATGGACGAGACCACCCTCGAAGGTCTGAAGTACCCCGAGGCTCCCTTGCTGACCGAGTACCTTACCGTCGAGAAACGGCTGGGTCAGCTCAGCGAAGGCAAGCAGGCGTGGTTCAAGGCAGTGCAGGCGGATGGCCGTATCCACGGTCGAGTGAATCAGAACGGCGCTGTCACCGGCCGCATGACGCACTCCTCGCCCAACATGGCGCAGGTGCCCTCCTCCGGCTCCCTGTACGGCCCTGAGTGCCGTGCGTTGTTCGGTGTGCCCAAAGGGAAGAAGCAGGTAGGCGCGGACGCCAGTGGTCTTGAGCTGCGCTGTCTCGCGCACTTCATGGGCCGATGGGATCACGGCGCATACGCGAAGGTGATCCTGGACGGTGACGTACACACGACCAACCAGCTCGCTGCTGGCCTTCTCACCCGCAACGAAGCCAAGACCTTCATCTACGCCTTCCTCTACGGAGCAGGCGACGCGAAGATCGGCTCGATTGTCGGCAAGGGTGCGAAGCGTGGTGCCGAACTGAAGGCACAGTTCCTGAAGGGACTGCCGGCACTGGATGCGCTCATTAAGGCAATCCAGCAGACCGTGCGCAAGCAGGGATACCTGAAGGGCTTGGATGGCCGCAAAGTGCATGTCCGCAGTGCTCACGCTGCATTGAACACTCTGCTGCAGGGTGCCGGTGCAATCGTGATGAAGAAGGCTCTCGTGCTACTTGATGAGCGTCTGCAAGAGAACGGCCTGATCCCCGGCCTCCACTACGAGTTCGTCGCCAACGTGCATGACGAATTTCAAATGGAGGTCGATGAGGAACTCGCCGAGACCGTAGGTGCCGCCGCTACCGATGCGATCTTCCGCGCCGGTCAGCATTATGGCTTCCGTTGCCCACTGGCCGGCGAGTTCAAAGTCGGCAACAACTGGCACGACTGCCACTGAGGCAGAGCGCCACACCGGCGAGCCGTCTCCTTGCACTGACGAAGCACCGGGCGAAGAAGCGGGGCATCCCATTCGACCTCACGATTGAGGACGTGGTGATCCCCGACTTCTGCCCGGTGCTGGGCTTACCGCTCTACCGCAACACCGGAGGACTGGCCCAAGGCCCGAACTCCCCATCCCTCGACCGCAATGACCCGACCCTCGGCTACACGAAGGGCAACGTCACGGTCATCTCGTCCAAAGCAAACGCCATCAAGAGCAACGCAACTCCCGAGGAGCTGCTGCGCGTGGCCGCCTATTACCAGGAGCACAGATGAAGTCCTGCAAAGACTGCAAGTTCTATCAGCGCGCACCCGGCTATCCGTCCGAGTACGACAACTGCACCCGCAAGCGCACCTCCATCACGCTGGTCGATCCGGTACGCGGCGGTACGAAGAGGGTCAACACCACTCCGCTGAGCCACTACATCAAGTGCGACAGCGAGCGCACCTCGCGTGCCCCGTGGAAGTGCGGCGTGCAAGCCCGCCACTTTCAGCCGAAGGCAACGACTCCCGAGGACTACCACCTATGAAGGCACTGAAGTTCATCTTCGGTGGCCTCATCGACGCCATTAAGCAACGCAGGGTCATCAAGTCCCGCGAGCGTGCCGCGCTGCACAGCCTACGACTCGCGAAGATTCAAGCACAGATCGCGGCGGTGCAAGCGCACTCCGTTGACTACGTGTGTCGGCCATGAAGCAGGCCCTCTACTACATCGCGGCCCTGCTGATCCTCGTCGCTCTCGGTGCCGGCGCCTATGGCGTCTATTCGTATCGAGCAATGACCACGCGCGTCGTGAAGCTGGAAGAAACAGCTCAGCAGTACGACGCACTCACGCAGCGGTTTGATGCCTTCTCCAAGGAGGTCGCCTACCGCCGCGACCTCGACTCACTGATCCGCAACAACCGGGATCGCGTCACTCACGAACTGGAGATAGCTGCCCGTGAAGATCAGCCGACTGCTGCTTTTCTTGATACCCCTCTGCCTACAGGGCTGCGCGACGCATACAACCGTGCGAAGCAGCAGCGCCTTCCTCTCCCCGACCGCCATTGAGGGCCGCCACGCATCCCTGGATGCCCTGGTGGATGACCCGACGAGTACGGGTGGAGACCTATTCAACTTCGCCGGTCAGGCGGAGGACGCACTGCAACGCTGCAACGCAGACAAGCAGAGCGCAACCAACGAACTGAAGGGAACCCAATGAGCCTGAGCATTAACGACGACATGGAGAGCCGCCAGCTCCTCGTCCTATTCGTGCAGGAACTGCGCAAGCGCCTTGAGGGCGACGTGCTCACCGCGCTGAAGCCTGCAATCGACAAGGCCATCGACGGGGTTGTGGCTGAACTCAACCCGGCCATCCAGAAGCACTACGACATGCGCTGCGACCGCATGGTTCACAACCTTATGGTCACTCGCCGCGAGGAAACAAAATGACCATTCAAGTAACCCTGATCGGCGGCCCTGCCGATCTCCAGCGTCACGTCGCTGATCGTGGTGCGCGCTACATCCGCGTGGCGCACATGCGGGCGGCGCAGGCGCGCTACTACGGCCCGAACGATCCGATCCACAACCTCAGTGTCAGCGCGCACACTTACGATATTCGGCAGGTGGATCACTCCACCTTCGTGGGTATCTGGCAAGAGCAGTGGGGTTAACGATCCTCATTGACGCCGACGTTCTCCGCTACCAACTGTCCTTCAAGAACACGAAGACGATCAAGTGGGAAGACGAAGACGACGGCGCTGAGGTTGTGGTTGCTGAGGTGGTCAACCCCGAGAAGGCGAAGGCCGACCTGGACGACTATATCGAGGAGCTGCTGGAGAAGTTCGGTACGCGTAACTTCCTCCTGCCTCTCTCGGTCAGCACCAACTTCCGCAAGGCGATCCTGCCCACGTACAAGGGCAACCGCACGAAACCCAAGCCGGCCCTGTGGACTGCTGTGGATGGATTCCTCCACGAGCTGTACCCCGAGAAGATCATCACCCGCGAGTACCTCGAAGGCGATGACATCCTCGGTCTCCTGGCGACCATGCCGAAACCCCGGCTGTGCCCTGGCAAGCGAATCATCGTGTCCATCGACAAGGACATGCAGACGATTCCCGGCCGCCTGTTCAATCCCGGCAAGCCCGACATCGGCACCCGCACGATCAGCGAGCACGAAGCCAATCTGTTCTGGATGAAGCAGGTGCTCACGGGTGACACCGTGGACAACTACAAGGGCTGTCCCGGCATAGGCCCCAAGCGGGCCGATGAATTCCTGATGCCCGTTCACGAGGCGATGTTGGGCGAGTCCGTTGAGGATCACCTGGCCGCCCTGTGGGTAGCCGTGGTGGAAGCCTACGCCACCAAGAAGGGCACCGCTGAGGAAGCTCTGATCCAGGCCCGTTGCGCGCGAATCCTGCGTGACGGCGACTACAACTTCAAGACCGAGGAGGTCACCCTCTGGACACCCCAATGAAGATCATCGGCATCTCTGGCCGCGCACGTAGCGGCAAAGACACGCTCGCCGGTATCTTCAAGTTCCTGGACAAAAACGCTGTCCAGCTTTCCTTCGCCTCACCCATCCGCGAGTTCATCGCCGGCCTGATCGGCATGTCCGTTGACGAGATCACGAACAGCGATGCCAAGGAGCTTCCGCTCCCCTGGCTCAACGGCAAGTCCCCACGGCACCTGATGCAAACCCTGGGCACCGAGTGGGGTCGCGATCAGATCGACCCGAACCTCTGGATCAAGGTAGCCGCCAAGAAGATCGAGACGCTGCGTGCTCAGGCCAACCCGCCGAGCCTTGTGGTGTTCTCAGATGTCCGGTTCGACAACGAGGCGGAAATGATCCGCTCGCTGGGCGGCTGGATCATCCATCTGTCAAGGGGCGAAGCCACCGAAGTGGCGGCGCATGTGTCAGAGAAGGGGGTCACCCCGAACCCCTCGGAAGACATGTGCATTTACAACGACGGCTCCCTCGGCGACCTGGAAGAACAGGCTGAACTGGCCCTCGCCAGTTACGACGGCGGCTAAGTGCGGCCCGGATCGGCTCCGGCTCCGGTGTTTTTTTTCCGCTCGAAGTCGAACTCTTCAGTGAACATGGCCCACAGAAGCATGCATGCCAGAACCACGATGGCAACAATCAGCAGCCAGCCAACGAGCCGACCGCCTTGAAGGTAGTAGTAAAAGAGACCCAAGTACCCGCTGCACATTACCAAACGGACAAGAAGGCCGGCAGCGTACTCCCACGTCTTCCAGCGCCACGGCCAGATTCGATCCTTCGATAAGGAAATCATCACTGAGTAGCCCGCGTAAGCCCAAAACCCCCAAGCAATGATGTAGTTCCCGGCCTTGCTCAGCGTCAGAGCCGCAAACGGAATGTCGGAGATGTCGCCGGGGTAGCAGTACAAGCCGATGGCAGCAAGAACGAGTGCTCTGAGCAGGTACATGTTGGCGCCTTCCTCCCCTTGGAAGCGTGAGTATCCTCCAAGTAAGGGGGTGGGTAAAACAACCAACATAGGAGGAAACAACCGTTTCCCATCAAGGGTTCCGGTGGGTTCCTGAAGACTCATTCATACACCCACGGAACCCCCTATGTCCGACACCATTCCCCTGCACGCCTACGACCTGATCGACGAGCTGGACGCGCGATACCCCGAGGTCATCTATGACTCGAAGCTGGATCGCGATGAGTTCCTCATGCGCTCAGGCGAACGCCGCCTGGTTCTCTCGCTGAAGCTCAAGCGGCAGCGCGAACAAGAGGATCAGTATGTGCAGTAGTTCCCCCCAAGCGCCCAAGCCGACCGAAGCAGATAAGCCCGCCGTGATGCTCACCGCGCGCGACGGCATGAACGGTTCCCAGGAGAGCGCAAGTCAGGGCCGCAAGCAACTGCGGATCGACCTGAATAACTCCACCACCTCCGCTTACGGAAGCAGTCTCGTCATCCCCACTTGAGCACGTCCGCCCCGCAGACCGTCTCAGCAGAAGGCCGTTACAACCAGCTCAAGTCTGACCGTAACGCCGCCGAGTCCCGCGCGAAGCAATGCGCAACTCTCACACTGCCGACGCTTTACAAGGAAGTCTCGAAGGGCAAGTCGAGCTCTTCCCGCACCACCCCGTACCAAGGCACCGGAGCGCGCTGCGTCAATTCGCTGTCCGCCCGCCTGCTGCTGGCGCTGTTCCCCGCAAACGCCAACTTCTTCAAGCTGTCACCCGATGGTATGGACGCCAACACGCTCGCAGAGCAGGCCGGCATCCAGCAGGGTGAACTGGAGATGGGCCTCGCCGAGATCGAGCGCACCGTCATCAACGACATCGAAACGTCCGGCATGCGTGGACGCTTGGGCCTCGGCCTGAAGCACCTCGTGGCAACCGGCAACGTGCTGATGTACGTGCCCGACGACGGCAACGCCAAGATGTATCCGCTGTCCCGCTACGTGGTTGACCGCGACGGCATGGGTTCCGTGCTGGAGATGGTCACGCTCGATAGCGTCGCACCTTCGACTCTCGGGACAGACCTAAAGTCCATCTTGGGTCTCGACAAGAAACAAGGTGCTACGAAGGACGCTGGCCCTGAGCAGGATGTGGAGCTGTATACCCGCATCTACCGCGAGGGTGGACTGTGGCAGGTGTACCAGGAAGTGAACAGCACCATCGTTCCAGGCTCCCAGGGTTCCTATCCCATCGACGCGTGTCCTTGGATTCCCCTGCGGATTCCCGAGGAAGACGGCGAGGACTACGGCGCCGGCCTGATCTACGACTACTACGGCGACTTCGATGCACTGGAGAAGCTGAGCAAGGCCATCCTCAAGGGTGCCGCAGCAGCCGCCAAGGTTCTGTGGGCACTGGATGAGAACGCCACGATCCGACCAACTGCAATCACGCAGGCCGAGTCAGGTGACGTGTTGCGCTTCAAGGCCGAGCAGCTCAAGGCTGTTTCGCAGGAGAAGTTCGGCGACTTCAACTTCGTGGGTCAGCACATCGACAAGCTGATTACCCGATTGGAGATGGCGTTCGGCGTTCGCACCTCGATTCAGCGCAGCGGCGAGCGAGTCACTGCTGAGGAAATCCGCTACCTGGCCCAAGAGCTGGAAGACACCCTCGGCGGCATCTATTCGATCCTCGCGGAAGACCTTTTGCTCCCGCTGGTTCGCCGGATCATGGATCGCCTCACACGCGCCCATCGACTCCCCGATCTGCCCCCAGGTCTCATCAAGCCCCGCATCGTTGTCGGCGTCGCCGCACTCGGGCGTGGGCAGGACATGCAGAAGCTCATGGAATGGGCACAAGCAGCGCAGCAGGTACTCACACCGCAAGTGTTCTCACAGCGTGTGAATCCCGGCGAGCTGATGGCCCGTATGGGCGCTGCATCCGATCTGACCATGAAGGGCCTCATCAAGACTGATGAGCAGCTCCAACAGGAACAGCAGACCGACACCATGCACCAGGCCGCCATTCGTGCAGCCCCAACCATCGCAGGTGCCGCCATGGCACCACCAGGAGATATGAGTGGCCAACAGTAATCCAGTGACCGACACGCCGGCTGATCCGGCAAAGACCAAGCCGGTCACCCCGACTCCCGTGAAGACCCCGAAGGACACAGTGAAGGCCGAG